ACTTGAGCATGCTACCGCAGGTCCTAGAATATTTAGAAAGTAAAAATTTCTATATAGAAGTGGAAGACCTAAGAAATCCTATCAACCTAGATTTTCCTGAAATTTCCATGGATTTTTGGGGTGATACTACCTGGCCTGAAGGACATAGATTTGCCGGAGAACCTATACGACTGAGAGAAGATCAGGTGGAAGTGGTTAACATGTTCTTAAAAAATCCCCAGTGTATGCAGGAAATCGCTACAGGATTTGGCAAGACCATAACCACCGCTACTCTGAGCAAAATCTGTGAAAAATACGGTCGTACCATAACTATAGTGCCCAACAAGGATTTGGTCACACAGACTGAAGAAGACTTCGTTAACTGCGGATTAGACGTGGGTGTCTATTTTGGAGATCGCAAAGACCTAGGCAAGACGCACACTATCTGTACCTGGCAGAGTCTGAACATTCTAGACAAAAAATCACTGAATAGTCGTGAAGAAGAAGAACTGCTGACCCTGGCCGAGATGTTGGACGGTGTCCAGACTGTCATGGTGGACGAATGCTTTGATAAAGATAATAAAGTACTAACACCCAGCGGTTATATTGAAATTGAAAATATTAAACCTGGGGATAGTGTAATTAACTATTCCGAAAATACTAAAGAATTTAAGATCGACATAGTGATTGCCCAGCATAAAAATTTAACCAACTCCTCCACAGAAAAAATGTACCAGCTGGTATTTGATAACGATTCTGTTATCAACGTAACAGGCAATCATAAATTTCTCACAAAAGATGGATGGATTCGTGCCGATCAGTTGACAGAAAATCACGAAATTATATCTCCTAACATAAATACACATATCTAAAGCAGAGTTATTTATGAAAAAAACATCACAACAAATGATCGATATTCTTAATACTATATTAATTAAAGAAAATCAAACAACGCGAATTATGCAATATTCTGGCAGTATGATCATGCTATCAAACGGTGATGTGCTAACAGAATCTAATAAACGTAAATTTTGCAGACGACTTTTGAATCCAAAAACAAATTTATGGGCTAAGAACACAGATCATCTATTGATGGGAATAATAACTGAGAAAGAAATTAAATCCAAATTATCTTCCATTGGAGGTAAGTCTGTGCAGGAAAAATACGGAAATATAATTAAACAAAATCTCAACACAGGGGCATCATGGAATGCTGGAACTAAAGGTCAAAATATAGGTACACGCGGCCCTAGATCACAGGTTATCAAAGATAAAATTAGTTTGAAAAATTCTGGCAACGGTAATGGTATGTACGGAGTTAAAATGTCCAAAGCTGATAAACAAATCAGATCGGATATTATGAAACAAAAAATACTATCGGGAGAGTTTACTCCAAATTCAAACAATAGAAACACACATTGGGAGGCACTATATAATGGAAAAAAATATAGATCCAGTTGGGAGGCACTATATCAATATATAAATCAAAATGCCAATTATGAGGATTTAAGAATTCAATATAAGTTTAACGATAATGAAAACATCTATATAGTAGATTTTATAGATCATGTGTCTCGAACAGTGATAGAAATTAAGCCTCGTGAATTGTGTGTAGGAGAAAAATTTAATGCAAAATTACAAGCATTAATTAACTGGGCCAAATTAAATAATTACCAGGTATTAATCGTAGATAAAGAATGGTTAAAGGCTCAGAACCCTAATATAAATTATGATCATTTTGATCATAAAACAGCAATGAAAATTAAACGATTATATGAAACTAGTTAAAAAAACAGAAATAGTTAAACCCTCCGAAGTGTATAATTTGCATATAGAAAATGATCATAATTATATAGTAGAAGGTGCGGTGGTATCCAATTGTCATATGGCAAAAGCCGAAATATTAAAAAAAATCTTGACTCACAATCTGGCCAACGCACCCATACGCTGGGGTTTGACCGGTACTATACCCAAGGCAGACCATGAATACCAGACATTGAGAGCCAGTCTTGGCGATGTAGTCAATCGCATCAAGACACATGAGCTCCAGGAAGCCGGAGTTCTCAGCAACTGCCATGTCAATATCGTGCAGACGGCTGAATGGAAGGAGTTTGGCAGCTATGCTGAAGAACTGAAATATCTGGTCACTGACGAGACTCGCATAACCTATGTGGCTGATCTAATTAAAAAAGTCAGNGAAACAGGTAATACNNTNGTNTTNGTNAANNGNATTGACAGCGGTAAGATGTTAGTAGAAATGATACCGGATGCTGTTTTCATATCCGGAGAAGTCAAAGGCAAAGATCGCAAGGAAGAATACAAAGAACATGCCACTAGTGATAAGCGTATCACTGTGGCCACCTATGGTGTAGCCGCCGTAGGTATCAACATACCTCGCATTTTCAACATGGTCTTGTTGGAACCTGGAAAATCTTTCGTCAGAGTGATCCAATCAATAGGTCGTGGTGTAAGAAAAGCAGATGATAAGGATTTCGTGCAGATATATGACATCACAGCCTCAACAAAATATGCCAAGCGTCATTTGACTGAACGTAAAAGATTTTACAAAGAGGCAAAATTCCCATATAATATAGAAAAGGTCAAATACATATAATGCAGATACTAACACTGGAAAATAAGATTTTCCACCTCAATGAACTTCCAGATGAGATCGATGAAGATTTGAGATTTTCTGTACTGGACAACAGTGACAGTTCAAATCCAGATCATTTCTTCATTCCCTTGATTTTCTTGGAATCATTCACAGGACCAGCAGTGGTGTTAAAAATAGGTGAACACGAATTGACCATGCCCTTGGATTGGTGCACTATTGTAGGAGATCCGCAAGGTCCTGAGATGGAGATCTTGCCTTTGACCAGCCTCAATGATCGAGGGTTCAAGACATTCTGTTTCAATCCTCTGGGAGATTTCCGTCCTTCGTTTATGGATATAGATATCATAGATGTGTACCAAGATGTCAAGTGGTATTTTCCTAAGATGCGTCCTGGTCAATTATTATGTACGCCATTGACCAATAATGAAAATCCACCCTGTGCTTATTTTGTCAAAGAAGTTTCTAGACAGAGTGAGATCGTAGACTACACCCGTTGCTGGTAAAATTAGGCGAAGTATCGTTTTCCTGTAATAGAATCTGTATAGAGTTTTTTACCTTTTTTAGATTCTGACACTTTTTTTCGGTGCTCGTCGGATTGACTTCCTCTAGGTTTACCTTTCTGTGCGTTACTTATCTTATGTTTGTGTTCTTCCGAATACGGAGCTCGTTTTAGGCCAGTGGCAGATTTTACTATTTTAGCTCGCCATTCTGGAGTAATATTACGTTTTTTGCCCGTATGTGATTTACTGATTTTTCTTTTAGTTTCGTCTGAATGTTTTTGATTAGAACTGCGTTGGGAAGTTATTTGAGACATTTCTTTTTTAATTGCTTCGTACACTCGAGAATTTGTAACAGGCCTTTGATGTAATTTTGAGGAAAACATCATTCTCCAGGCAGCATATACCATTTTGCTTTTATTATTGCCTATAGTCATTTTAATAAGAAGTCGATGACACAAGATATGTTCTCTAGCAGTTAGTTTGACAAGATTTGAACTTCCATTTGTTCCTCCCAAACTTTTAGGTATAATATGATGTTTTTCTATATAAGTATCTTTGCTCAAAGTTCTTGCTAATGAGCGATGTATAATGCTAAAATAAACTGTAGTATATTTGTTGTCTAGGAACATATGATTATTTATTCAATTTATAGGAAGAGTTGGTGATATGGGCTCATTGAAACCAGGTGCTACCTACATACACGAGAGAGATGGCAAAGTGATCTATCGTAGAGAATTTGGCGCAGATCCCGGTACCAGAGAAGTGGCAGGTTGGGACTATGATCCCAACGAACCCACATTCGATCCAAGAGAATCAAAGATACTAGGCATGCCTGTCAAACAGGTAGGTGAACTAGTGGCCATAGCACAAGCCGCTGAATCTAATCCTACACTGAAAGAAGCACTGGAACGTGTTAAAATCATTTATCATTTGAGCAAAGATGCCGGAAATAAAGAATAGCAAAGAATTGGTACTCTTCGAATATACCGACGGTACCCACGGTTCATGGTGCAAGAGTGTAGACCGATGGGGCAACGCCTATGGTCACAACAATCGTGTAGCGTGGCGCGGTGGACCTGGGTATCCTACTCCCATGGAGTATACAGAAATCCTAGCCATGGCAGATTATATCCCCATGGTAGGCAAACTATTAGAGCAACTGATGTTATTATATAACTTAAACAAAGACGATTATCATGGCGACCGCGAAACTTGACATAAAAAGAGAATTACGAGCAGTAGACGACAAGAACTATTACTTCTATGATAACCTCACAGAGGATGAAAAGAAAGCATTCAGCCCCTATATATTGATGCGTTATACCAGCAACGTGCAAGGTGACAGGGACACACAGGAATGGTTCGTAGAGACTACCAATGAAATGGTCAATAAACATCATTGGGATCTCAGCAAGAATCACAAAGGTTTATTATGGAAATTGTTTGCCGCTACAGGAGCAGGTGTTCCAGCGTATCATCCCTATCTAGCGGCTGGTAAAAAAGCCAAGGCCAATAAGATTGAAAAATTACTGTGCGAACTGCATCCTGCCATGAAGATGAGCGAGATTAAATTGCTAGCCAGCATGATGGATAAATCAGATATCAATGAACTATTCGATCAGATGGGCTTTGACAAGAAACAACGCAAGGAATACGAGTGATACTAGATCAACCACACGCTTGTAGTCATTGTGGCAAGAGTTTCATGAAAGAAAAGACTCTGGTTGCCCACATGTGTGAGCGCAAACGTCGAGCACTACAGGAAACCGAAAAACGAGTACAGGCAGGATATATGGCTTTTAATCGTTTTTGGACCTTGGCGCAGGGAAATAAGAAAACTAAAACATACGAGGAATTTTGTGATACAGCATATTATAATGCTTTTGTTAAGTTTGGATCTTTTATTAACAATGTTGATCCTCTATATCCTGATAAGTTTATAGACTACGTGATCAAGAGCGGAATCAAACTAGATCATTGGTGCAGAGATGAATTATACGAACGTTATCTCTATGAGATGATCAAGACCGAACCAGTCGAAAGTGCAGTACAACGCAGTATCGCCACCATGATGGAATGGGCAGATGAGCAAAGTGCAGAATTTGCACATTACTTTCTCTATGTCAGCCTCAATCGTGCGGTACATGACGTACTCAATGGCAAGATCAGTCCCTGGATCATATTAAACAGTACCACAGGATATGCCATGGTCAATAACATGAATGACGAACAATTAAACTTGATAGCCCCGGCATTTGATGTACAATATTGGAGTCGCAGATTCAAGGAAGTTCCGGCAGATGTGGCCTTGGTCAAAGAAATATGTGCCGAAGTGGGGATTAAGTAATGCCAGACATAGATCTAGATTTTCCAGACCGTAATAGGATATTAGAAAAAATCAAACATGTCACAGCCACACTCGACGGAGAAAAGAAACACAACACAGGTGTATACTGCCATGAGATCCCTGTCAACCCTCTAACAGGACTGGCCAGTATCGACTATAAGACTGCCGAAGCTCGAGGATATTTCAAGATAGATTTTCTCAATGTCAGTGCTTATGAAGGAGTGCAGGATGAGGGACATCTCGAAGCGTTATTGGCCACAGAACCCTTATGGGAATTGCTAGAACAGAAAGAATTCTGTGATATGATATTCCACGTCAACGGCTACCACGATCTAGTGGCCAGACTCAAACCTCGTAGCATCGAGCAGTTGGCCATGTTCCTCGCTCTGTTGAGACCGGGTAAAAAACATCTCATCCCAATATGCGAAGAAAAAGGATTCCAGGCGATCGCTGATGAAATCTGGACTAAATCTGATGATGCTTATACGTTCAAAAAAGCCCATAGTTTTTCTTATGCCCATGCTATCGTGGTACAGATGAACTGTATCTGTGAAGGTGTTACTCAGAGACCCGTTTAGGAGTTCGTATTAACTGAATAGATTTACGCTTGATACGTTTTTCAGCTATTTCGCTTAGATTAACGCTGGGGCCAAATACTAGGTCAACATCCTTGCTGTTAAAAGTTTTTATCAGTGGCTTAAACACCTGCATTTCTCTTTTTAGGAATATATTGATCGGAATCTTGCGATTGCTTTCCCACCACCATGCTTCTCCAAGTTCTAAAAATGCACCACGATCTTCTTCTGTTTTGATCATAGATATATCATAGATACTGACCACATAGGTATCAAAATTGATGATTATGCCCACATACTCTATGTCGTTTGANTTGATACAGCTGATAAAGGGATAGTTATCTTGAAAGGATTTTGAATAGCTCATCGAAGTCAATAAATACTCATATGCAAAGTTTACCAGTTTATTTATATCCAAATTCCCTTGATGTCATACTGGATTTGGATCCGACTGTCCGAGGAGTCAACCAAGTCATGTATCAACGCGATCTAAAAATACAAAAAGGCATTAAGAACAATGTCCGGATCCAATTCAAAAACAGCGATCAAAAACCTGTACCGGTATCAAATACCACTACATTTGTGTTCAATATGTTTGACAGTGCTAGCCAAGAACTAGTAATACAAAAAGAACTGGCTATCCTAGATGACTCTGTAGTATTGTACCAGTCACAGGATCAAGGCAGCGCCGGCAACATGTTGAATTTTAGTGACGTCAGCGGAATAGCCATAGGACATTCAGTTAGTGGATTTGGCATAGGTGCTAATACCATCGTCAACACCATAGCCGTTAACACTGTGACCAGTTCTACATATATCGTCTCATTAAACCACAGTACAACAGTACCGATTACCAGTGCGACTGGCCTAACATTCTCGACACTGAATCTAAGAGGGGTCGCTCAGCTGACTATCAATGAAAGCGACACTATAGATCTAGACAGTGTGCCCTACAAATACAGCATCATTTATCAAGACCCGTCAGACGGTACATATCTACCAGCCTATGCTAATACCTACTACGGAATGAGTGGCAGCCTATACCTAACCGAAGAAGTATACCCAAAACTCAAACCAAGCCAAGAGATCGTCAGCTTCTTAAAAAGCTATAATTCGGCTCCTGCAGTAATGGCCTATGAACATAAAAGCGGCAACATCTATGCCTATCCAGAACTCAATGCCAATTCGGCACTGCACACCATGGCCCTGTACATGACCAGATACAAAGGCACAGTACAGATACAGGGGACGCTGTATAACTCACCACAGGAATTGGGTAGATATGTTACCATAGCCACACGGACCTATGATGGATTTACCGGTGTTGACTATTTGAACTTCAATGGCGTCTTTTCCTACGTGCGTGTAGTCTATGTTCCAGCGAAAGACATCACCAATAATAACGACAATCCTGCCTACTACGGGTCATTTGACAAAGTCCTATATAGAAGTTAAACTATTAGCATGGATGAAATCTATGCGACCTTGACAGCACTCTTACCAGGTAAAAGAAAACAGACACCCAGTGGATGGATTAGTTTCAATGCTGTCTGCTGCCATCATAGAGGCGAGACACAGGACGATCGAGGCAGAGGCGGAGTATTACCAAACTCCAATGGAGGATGGAGCTACCATTGTTTCAACTGCTCTTTCAAGGCAGGTTGGACTCCGGGCAATCTCCTCAGCAACAACACCAAACAGCTATTCCGTTGGTTGGGATTGAGTGAAACTGATGTCAGCAAACTAGGACTAGTAGCACTGAAACTACGGGATAATACTGCCCCTAATAAACGGATATTGAACTTCGAATTAGCTGAAAAAGAATTACCAGAAGGCACATTGTCCATAAGAAAATGGATCGAACAGTTGGATCAATTGGATTCGGAAGGCCAGGAACAATTATTGCAGGTGATCACCTACATCAATGATCGAGGATTCGATCCACTGGGAGAATTGTCCTATTGGACTCCCTCATCTGGATATGCTGATCGAGTCGTCATTCCGTTCTTCAGTGATCGCAAGATCGTAGGATCTACTGCTCGCAAGATACGAGATGGCAAGCCAAAATATCTAACTGACAGCCAACCGGGATATGTGTTCAATCTAGATCACCAGACCTGGGAAAGACAGTATGTGATAGTGTCAGAAGGACAGTTCGATGCCCTGGCAGTAGATGGAGTGGCCATAGGACACAATGATCCAAACGAAGTACAGTGTGCTCGCATCAACAGCCTAGACAAAGAAGTCATAGTGGTTCCAGACCGTGATAGGCCAGGTGCCAAATTGATACGTGCGGCCTTAGAACACGGTTGGTCGGTAAGTCTACCACCGTGGGGTGATGATGTCAAAGATGTGGCAGATGCCATGAAGCGATATGGCCAATTATACACACTGTTCACAATCTTACACTATAGAGAAACAAACGAGATAAAAATACAACTACTGAAGAAAAAACTAGAGAGCCTAGATGACTAAACCAAATTACGATTATGAGATGCAACGCCTGTATCTAGAGATGTTCCTATCAGATGCAGAAACATTTATACGCTGTCAAAACATATTTGATCCGGAAAACTTTGATCAAAGACTACAGGATACCGCAGAGTTTGTCAACGAATATATAGAAGAATACAAGGTCATGCCTGAGGCCAGTATCGTCAATGCGGCCTGTAGGATGGATCTCAACCCAGCGGTATTGCCTAGAGAAAACTATGATTGGTTGATGGATGAATTTGAAAATTTTAGCCGGCACAAGGGACTAGAACGTGCCATCCTTAAGTCAGCAGATCTGCTGGAAGATGGCGACTACGGTCCTGTTGAAAAACTGATCAAAGACGCTATCCAGATAAGTCTAAACAAAGACATGGGCACCGACTACTTCGAAGATCCTAGGGCTAGATTGACCAAACTCAAAGATGGTAATGGACAGATATCAACAGGTTGGCCCAGTATCGACAGGAAATTATATGGCGGATTCAACAGAGGTGAACTCAATATCTTCTGTGCAGGATCAGGTGGTGGTAAGAGTTTATTCCTGGCCAATATGGGTGTGAACTGGGCTCTGGCTGGACTCAATGTGCTGTATTTGACATTCGAATTATCAGAAGGTTTGGTAGCCATGAGATTGGATTCCATGACCACAGGCATAGGCACTCGTGAGATTTTTAAGAACATAGATGATGTCGAACTCAAGGTTAAGATGATGGGCAAACAGGCAGGAAATCTGCAGGTTAAGTATATGCCTAGTGGAAAAAACTGCAACGATATCCGAGCCTATTTGAAAGAATATCAGGTGAAAAAAGGTGTGAAACCCGACGTATTATTGATAGATTACTTGGATTTGATGATGCCTTTGTCAGTGAAGGTATCGCCCAGCGATCTGTTCGTAAAAGACAAATACGTGTCAGAAGAGATACGTAATTTGGCCATGGAGACACAGTGCGTGACCGTGACAGCGTCACAGTTGAATCGTGCGGCAGTTGAGGAGATCGAATTTGATCACAGCCATATTTCAGGTGGGTTGAGTAAGATCATGACCGCAGACAATGTGATAGGTATCTTCACCAGCCGTGCTATGAAAGAGCGTGGTCGTTATCAGATACAGTTCATGAAGACACGTAGTTCCAGTGGTGTTGGGCAGAAAGTAGAACTAGACTTCAACCTAGACACACTAAGGATATCAGACCTGGGTGAAGAGGAAGAAGGCAGTTTTAGCCAAGGTGGCGGTAATAAACCTGCGGCACAGAGCAGTGTGTATTCTGGACTAAAACGTACTAGTACTGTGTCTGCAGATCCGGAAACTGGAGAAGCAGATCCTACACAAGGTGCCACGATCAAACAGATAGTCAAGCCAGCTCCTAAGACGGCAGCACCACTGATACGTGGTATGTTATCTAACCTAAATCCAGAAAAAGATTAAAACCAAGAGGCAGTTTGGAACTGTGCTGAACGGTCGATAGCCAAGAGCCATTGGTCGATTCCTTCCTCAGCGAACACAGTTTCCATGGTAGCGGGAGCAATTTCCCACTTGATCTGTTCTTCGTGATTGTGTGGATCCAGCATGTGATTCATACGACCATTGTCCCAGACCCAATAGCCTGTACAGGCACGGAAATACTCAGGTCCTTCACCACGGCTCACAGCGGCCAACACCGAAATATCGTTAGTCACTGCGATGTCATCGGTTAGGTTAATACTACTCAGACCCATCCAATCTGTAGAATGTACCACGTGTATTTTACGTTCTTCTACATTACCGCCATACCATAATGGTGCATCAGTTTCCATCTCGATACCGTTATTAAAAAACACATCAGCCAGTGTAGGGCCTTTCAGCTGGCGATTGATCTGCAGACCTACAGAAATATCGTCAGTGTGCCGTAGCAGTAATATCACACTGCGTTCTAGCTCATCTTTGGGATTTGCGGGATTAGCGGCCAACAGGTAGCCATCGTATTTTTTCTTTGCTGTCATGCAGATATTTACCAGGATAAATACCCAATATGAAGAATAATGACTACGCTGAACCGATAGGACGGCATACAGAACTAAATCCCCAACTATGGGAAGGTGATCGATTGAAAAGCTCGGTGCGTGGAGCACTGCTACGCATAGCTGAGGATTTCCTAGAATTTGTAGATGTTCCCGTAGAAGTCCTAGACATAGTCTTAGCAGGCGGCAACGCTAACATAAACTACTCGGAACATTCAGATATAGATCTGCACATCATAGCCGACTATGATCAGGTCTCATGTGATCGCGAAGTAGCGGAACTGTTTGACACCAAAAGACTGCTGTATAAACGCGATCATACCATAGAGGTCTACGGTATTCCTGTTGAACTATACATAGAAGATTCTAGGACTCCTGCAGTATCAGCCAGCTATTCTATATTGAAAGAACAGTGGATAAAAGAACCACCCGATCATGTTCCTGAGTTTGACGAAGGTGAAGTACGACGCATGGTAGACATATGGCACAAGGTCATAAAAGGTGCTATACTGAGTGGAGAACTGTCTACTGCTCGCAGTACCATGAGCCTGTTGAGATCTTATCGTAAGAAAGGACTTAAAACCAGTGATGGGGAATTTTCAGTGGCCAATCTAGTCTACAAGAGTCTGCGCAATGATCACACTGTGGAAGGGCTGATGACCTTGATCAATCACCTGCACGATCAGGATTTGAGTCTGGGCCTATAATAGCAGTACTGGTCTCTTTGTCTAGGGTCATGACACCTTCACAGCACATGTTCCAATCATCGTTTCCTTGACCATCGCCTGTGGTTTCATCCCAAACAGGCACATTCATCCGTACATGTTTGACTATAAACTCTCGGCCGTTCTCAAAAACCCGCCATACATGTTCGTGACTGCCTCGTCCGGGTTGGCCCTTGCTCTTGTTGAATCTGATGTGATATCGGTTCATACGACGGTAGCTGGTGGTTGAGCTGGCTGTGCCTGTTGGGGAGCCGCCATGACGCCTAGATTGAAATGGATGAATCTCAAGGGAGCCTTGTTGGCGTGTCGAGTGAAACTGTGAGGCAACCACGAATTGGTAAAGAACAACTGCCCGGGCTGTGGTTGGAAATTGATCATGGTGGATCCATAGGTAGCATTGTTCATGTTGGTCTCTGGAAGATTGATCTGCTTGCGAGCAGGTCTAGGATCATGGATCACTATGCGACTAGAATCTTTAGGAACA